GGATTCTCTTGACGTGTTTCTTTGGCAATGACGGACCTATCACCCAGTCCGGGGGGTCACTGCGCACCTCTACTAGCCTGTACTCAGGAGTTCTAGAAAGGTGCACTGTGGCGGTATCGAGGGGTTGCGACTGGTCCTCACCAGCAGCGGAGACCGTAGTCTCGACGCAAGACGCTATCCGCGCCTGTGGAGGCATGTTCGAAGCCGAACTGTAGATTCGTGAGATCATACAATCCGCCTAGGTCCGGTCCTGACAATCGTGCACCGTCAATTCCGTTGCGAAAATATCGCCGGAAGACTGCGGCATCCGTGAAGTTGCCGATCGTGTCAGTACATTTGAACTCCCCTTCTGTATACGCTTTGTCGCAAGCAACAGCGTTGGAATACTGCTCCTTGATCTTGTCAAGTAGCGGGAAGTGAACTCTAGGGTACAAGCCTTGGAGAAGGCCCTTCTGAAAGCTGTTGCCGCGAGCTTTGAGAGATCCTTTTCCGGGTAAGTCCCCCTTGAAAGTGCCGAAGGCACGAAGGAGAACTCCAAAATTGAGTAATGGTAAATAGTCGCCGTTAGTGCTACGCACTGGGCTACTCTTGAGGAATTGGATATCCTCGAACTCTTGGCAGACGTCGACCGTAACGACGTAACCCGTTGCTCTTGCGGCGGCCATGATACCGGCGCTCGTAACAGCGTTTGAAGAGTGGATAGCTTGCGCGATGCAAGCATTGGCAAAACCGTTTATGACAGTAGTTAATGTGCTGCCGGAGAAGAGGCGCGCACTCTTACTCTGCAGGGCCACTTTCATCTTTTTACCTTCGTGTCTGGAAGGCGCTTCGATGACGATAGCGGCTCTACATTGATCGACTAATACGTTCATATCGTCTCGTGCACTACCCGAAGGGTGCATGTCAGCGAATTTGGTGAACAGCCGGTCTGAGTGAGAAGCATCACACGAACTAATGTCGATGTTTGCACGCCACACCCCGTTTGGTGTGTGGGTGGCGTAGCAAGAATCATCAGAGAAATATACAAAATAAGCGTCTTCTGGAGGAAATTGAAGAGCGTCAAAGACTTCCTTGAGTTCTGCACTTGTGGGACTACTGCAGAAGTGCACGCGTGTAGTACGACCCCCCTCGGTAAGAAGAATGTCGTCCATCACTGCATGCTTGTCAAGTTTGGTCGCCCAAGCTCCTTGTAAGGATGCTTCGACGCCCAGGTCACCAATCGTTCTACCAGCTTTACCTGGTTTAGCGATCTCGTCTTTCTTAAGTTTGTATCTAAGCCGTTGGTTGCGTAACCATAATCGCTCACCCCAGTTCTCGAGACGGTCGTTATAACCGGAGATGCGTAGGGCGCGCTTGGCGTGCGGATCGTCATAGTGCTCTTCCGTGGCTGCTTCTCTGCCTTCCCAGGATTCGAAGAATACCGCGAATCTGGTGGTGAGTATAGTGAACAACTCCTGGTCGGAATTGAGGAAAGAGGTTTGACAATCGAGATAGCTCTGATGAATGGATTCTCCATTTTCATTGGTCCGCTCAATTAACATCCTTTGATTGAATGCGTTGTTGAGGGTGAAATTGGAGTTGGAATGGATTAAACCATTATGGCACACCCCGTTCCATCGAGTACGGTAACTGCCATCAGGTGTAACACCTGGTAGCGGACACGTACCCTCTGCAACGGGGATAACGGGGAAATTGAGACCCAGCACGGAATCGTAATATTTAGCGCCTGATATTACTTCAAACTGACTCGGATCAGTTTGCTTCCATGTGGTAGGACTGCTTGTCGTGGGAGTGAACCTGTAAGGTTCTACTGGTAGGTTGCCTAACCAGTACGCCCCGACCGACGAAAATTTGGCAGACCATTGGTGTGTGATCTGAACCTGGGGGATTTCGCGGCTCGCAACATGCGGCGTTGCAAGTAGCAGTCCATGGTGCCCTCCCGGATCGATGCGGGTACGTTGGTCAAGTCGTATTTTAGAATTGCAAAACGTACCGCGGATATCAACGATGCGGGGACCTCGTTTCCAGACATACCGTTCCGTGGTTGAACGTCTGGATCCTGATCTAAGAGGTCTAAGAGGTGTGAATTGATCTCTAATTCTGTAGTGGCGTTGAACCGGCCCTGAGCCACGTAAACAACGTGTCTTTTGGCTGATGTGGTCGCTCGGAAGATTAGAGTTAAAGTAAATGTGTACAGTGTTGCGGCCGCATATCGTCCCCATTGCAAGGGAGGTGGCGGTGCAAAGTAGTACTCATGCCAGGCGTTAGCCGTGTCGATCAGCGTACTAAAAGGTGAGTACAGGCGGATCAATCGGAGGAGTATGTTAGAAAGCCATTTGACTACGTCGGCCACGACGTCGTCACGCCACCTTTGGTAACGTGAGCGCGTGTCAGGCTGCAACTGGCGCCACATTGTAGTGACGCCGTCGATGATGGCATTCCGAAAATCTGACATGGTGAGCATAGTGAGACTGAAGGCGAGTAAAATCAGGATGAACCAGCCCCTCCAAGATAGTGGAGCATGGTAAGTGTTCGAGTTGAGGATCTCGCGATCGGCGGCGTCGGGCCCTGTGACGGGTTCCTCGAGCCGCATCCAGCTGGGAATGTAGTCGGTCCAAACCGATGGACCGTGGCAGTGCATTTTCACTATGGTTGTGGTTTTCTCCACGATTACTTTGGATTTCACGCTGGCGACACTCACTTTCGTGGTGTTGATGGGGTCATTTGTCGCAGCTTCCTCCTGTGTAGGTTTTTCGGTTGGTTTCTGAGGTTGGGCGACACACTCGGCTTCCAGGGCAATGGAATCGGTAGTGCTGATGTCGCTCTCATCGTCGGAGTTAGAGTCGTACTTGCTCTCGGTTCCAACGTCGTGTACGTCCATGGCTGGTGTATTTTCAGGCATATTGCCAACCATCTTCTCAACAGATCCTAGGGTGAGGTCCACCTTCTCTGTGGTCACGTTCTGTTGAGGCGCAGGGTGATAATGTTCTTTTACGTCACAAGATGGGACGACGCAAAGGGTGTACTGGTAGGTAACCTTACCTTTGGTAGCGACCCTCTTGCCTGCGCTGGCGGCAGGCGTTTTTGGTTGCTGAGCTGAAGGTAATTTTGCGATTCGGTGGTGGTGGCTGCTTGAACAAGCCTTCTTACACCTTTCGTAACAGATGGGATTTTTAGCTCCGTAGACGCTGGGCGTCTTGGGTCCGGGATTGGAGGCCTCTCCAATACGGATGCCGCTGTTGGCATGTTTGGGACGGTGACGTGATACACCTTCCGTGATTTTATGGTTTCTGTTGCGACACTTGTCGACTGTCCGTGCTAGCCCCAGGCGTCTACACTCTAAACAAAATGGTGTAAACTTGGGGCCTAGTTTCTTCCGAGGTCCCTTGCGGGAGGGTCTTTGGGTAGGGGCCATAGCCTCCTGGTCGTTCCGAGCACCCGTGAGGGTGGGTCTTTGGGTGAGGGCCATAGCCTCTCTGGCGTTCCGAATCCGGGCATTGCTGCCCTTGAGGTCTTCATGTTCCGTGCGGTTTGCGGTGCCGCTACGGTCTAAGAAACTTGGTTTCTTATAGGTCTCGCTCATAGTGACAGGAGGAGAAGGGGGGCCAACTGGAGTTTTGAATAACATAGCGTCTAGTTCCGATAGGCTATGCATTTTCTAATCTTGTTTCGCGCGGAAAATTACGCACGACGTTCTGAGCCTAGAACGGTTACGGAGATAATCGCAACTCGGGAATCTGATCGTTCCCGTGAGTTCATTTGTCTGGTCGTGAATCTGAG